CAGGACAGGAAGAAAAAATGGCTGGCATTTGGTGTGGAAAGCACAGAGGGTAGAAAAGACGATCTAACATACAAGGGCATTAACCATCTCATATCAGGCACAGGTAATGAGCAGTGGTATGTAAATAATCTAACTTCAACATTTGATCCTGTATTATGCGAAATAATGTATCAGTGGTTTTGTCCTAAAAATGGTGACATTCTAGATCCTTTCGCAGGTGGCTCAGTTAGGGGTATAGTGGCAGCAATGAAAGGCTATAATTATACAGGGATAGATCTAGCGCAGGAACAAGTAGATGCAAATAAGAAAAATGTGACAATAATGAAGAGCAAACATAAACCAAAGTGGATATGTGGCGATTCGCAGGATATTGACACATTACTGCCTGCAGACAAGAAATTTGATTTTCTGTTCTCCTGCCCACCATACTTTGACCTAGAAATTTATACAGATGATAAGAAAGACATATCTAACATGACATACCCACAATTCCAGAAAGTCTATACAGACATACTAAGTAAGTCAATTAAGCGACTAAGACCTAATTCATTTGCAGTTATTGTCATACAGAATATTAGGAATAAAGAGGGTGGATTCTTTATCAACCTAGTAGGCGACACCATAAGTGCGTTTGAGAAGAATGGTATGAAAATGTATAATGATATGATATTAGCCACACAGATAGCATCAGTACCCCTACGAGCTCCACGCCCATTTTTGTCAAAGAGGAAGATCGCTAAGGTTCATCAAAACGTGCTATGTTTTTACAAGGGTGATACTGATAAGATATCAAAACTTGACAAGGAAGATGTTATAGTTGATGTCGTCTAAATGTCATATCGCCTGTGGAATTAATGGCTGTACTGACAGATTTTCAAATAAACATGATTTAATACAGCACATATACGATAAACATTCGTATTAATTTACTTCTATTATTGCACAAATCCTGCATAATTACGAAGAAAATGAACCTAAATGATGCAGAAATTCTAGTTATGCAGACAATGGTAATGAGATTAACACAGGAAGAGTCGCTGGCATGGTTGCGCAGTCATGGTCATGACATTAAGGTAAGACGCTTTTATCAGATAAAGTCTAAGCTGAAAGCAGGGGCAAATAAGAGGAAGTTCGATCTACAAAAGGAGGGACTGTGGGAACAGCATATAGAAAGAATTGACCAATTAGAAACCATTCTTAAATTTTCATGGGAAAACTTTCATAGGACAAGTGATCCTGTGCAGAAGCAAAAGATATTAGACTCAATATCCAACATACAACCATTGCTATCAGCTTATTATTCAGCAAGTCAGACAGTGGTAGAAAGAGATGTTGAAAAAGGAATACAAAATACAGGACATATATCCAAGCTTCCAGACCAATGAGTCAGGGTTGGATAACGTCACTCCAACACTAGCAGGAATAAAATTTTATTGTGGTAGCTTTAAGGCTAAAAAAAACTGTTGTTTTTCCCATATTGTAGGGCTACCAAAACACCCTGCAACAATGCAGGAGATGAAGTTTATGCCACATCAAATAGATTTAATCAAACAGTCTATGTCAAATAAACAGTTAAAATTCCACATTAATAAGAGCAGACAGATAGGACTAACAGAAATAGTTCTAAGGATAATTCAATATCAATCATTTAATAAATATGCAGGGGGAAAAATATTAATTATTGCAGGCACTAGGGAAAAGACAACTAAAACTGTTATGAATAGACTAAAATCATTATTTAATGAAATTAGACCAACAGTTAAAGACGATAAAAACGTACTTGATATTACCTTAATGAACGGTACACAAATTGAGGGTAAGCCATCTAACAGTGAGGCTATTAGGGGCGAAACTAAAATTAAGGCTGTGGTAATTGATGAGGCAGCACATTTCGCAATTATTGATGACAGTGTGGTTCTTGATGCAATAGAGCCTATCCTGCATACTAACAAGTCAGACATATTCCTAGTAAGCACACCAAGAGGTCAGCGTGGATTCTTCTATGATCTGTCGTTATCCACTAGCGACTATAGAAAAATACAGTACGACTATACGCATGCAGTAGGGTGGATTTATTCAGAAAAGGAAATGGAGGAGGAATTAAAACGTAGGGATATAGACGTAGATCAGGAATATCGCTGTCAATTCACTTCCTCACGATCATCTATATTTGGTGTTATATCAGACGATTCGACAGAAGAATATGAGGCTGAGGTATATTGACAAAAGAGTATAAAATTAACATAGAGGATATTCCTAGTATTTTTCAGATTAGTTTAATGCAGGATCAACAGGCTGAAACAATAGAACAGATGATTTTCGAGATAAAAAAGGGTAATGAAAGGGTAGAAAAACTGTCTAAGATAGTTTATGAGCAATCAAAACTTCTTGAATCCCTGTATAAAAAGGTAGAAACGTATGAGAATAGCAGGGATAGACTCAGGGAAACAACGTGACTCATTTGCGTTTGTTGGCATAGAGATCAAGAACGATAATATTTTTGTGCTAGGCGTTAAGACATGGATAGGCAGGAAATATCTAGAAGTTGAAAATCTTCTTGCTAATATACATGACACACAACCTTTCAATTTTTATGTAATTGAGATAAATAATACAGGCGAACATGTCTATGAGGAATTAAAATACAGACATAAAATTCCAAATATTATACCTGTATTTACAACAGCAGAATTAAAAGACCAAATTAAAATAGCAGCAGGAAAGGTCATGCCAAAAAACCAAATGGTCAGATATATGGCTAGTATGTTTCAGGCTAATAGAATAAAATTTCCTACTAAGACTAATCCACATATTGAGGAATTAAAAAGACAAATATCAAATTTTTCAGAGCATATTACAGAAGCAGGAAATGTGTCCTATTATGCAGAGGGAACAGAACATGACGATACAGTCATGGCGTTAATGCTGGCAATATTTGTGGGCAGGCATTATATCAAAAAACATGAGGGTGGTCAGACACAGACAGCAGTTGAGTCTAAAAAATTTGGCATGGATTCAAATAAGGACATGCTAGGAACAGGCGTGCCACAAGGCATGGAAAGACTAGATCTTTCGGTGCATATGCCATGAGCGTAGAAGTAAAACTAAACATATCTGATTATCATAATCTTATGAATTGGTATGAATTAGCATTTGGAAGAAAATCGCCAAAAGACATCAAGGATAAGGAACACAATACATTCAGAAAATTAACAGTTATGGCAGACGCATTAATACAGGAATTAAAGGAGATGGAAGAAAATAAAGACACAGAATGAAATGCCCAAAATGTGAATCGAAAATGATAGTAGAATTTGAAACTAAATATACTAAAAAAGGATTTTGGTGTGACGATTGTAGTCATGAATGGGTGATAAAATGAGAAGTTGTTCATTAAGGAGTTATGAAATGTGGATTAAAAAGAAGCAAAAAGAGGCTGAACAAAAACTAGGTATAAAGGAGTTGGAAGATAATTGAGCGATGATTCTTATTGTTTAAAATGTGGTCATTATGTAGCTATACCATACATGAATACAGAATGTGAATGTGATTGTCATGAGGAAATCTAACACCGTATTAAGATATGATAGATTAGTTCTTGAATTAGAGGAACTAGAAAAAAAGAGGGCTAGGAAAGTGAAGCAAATATTAAAAATAAGAAAGAGGTTAAAAATTGAATGAATGGTTTTGGTATTTCATGTGTGGTTGTTATTTTGTTGGTGGTACTACTATCGGTTGGTGGTTTAATGAATGGCGCAGGCGCAGGAATAAGACAGGAACAGGTCGCTGGGATTACAGGGACAGGCATCTAAAATAGTTCTGTTATGGTAAATTAGAAAAATTAGATTATGAATATGGATAAATTTGGAATAGTGATTACATTCATTATATTAGGCTCTGCTATGCTGGCAGCTTCATTATCATCAGGTATGATAGATTTAGGTAATGGTGCTAGTCTTCCACAAATAAATGCAGGGACAAGCACAGAGGGATTCTATGACTATTGTTATAGAATGGGTTTGGATTGTTAGGATATGGCACTAATTAAGTTTGAAAATGAGGATAAATTATTCATTAAATTCTTCCTCCTAGACTCATCAATAAACATGAATTCGTGGGGTGTGACTAGGCAAGCAATGCTCAATGGATTAAACACGTTCATAGGAAAACCTTTTGTTCTGACACCTGATTATGGACACCCAACAGCAGTAGATGGTGATGATTTGTTAGTGCAGCAGGAAAAATTCAGGGTTGGAGATATTATAGATATAGGCGTAGAACCTAGAACAGGTAAGGCTTTTGGGATAGCAGAAATTACTAATCAAGAGGCAAAAGACATACTTAAAAATGGTACAATAAATTTTGTGTCTCCTAGTATAGTCTTCAATGGAGGCTCAGAAGTCACCGATAGAGAGGGTAATAATATTATAACAGAATTTGAGGGCGCACATGTTGCAGGCGTAGCCGAACCTGCTTATGGTATTGATAAGGCAGAAATTAAGGGTAAATGTATAGGTTCTAAGGAAAGTTGTGAATTAACATTACAGAAAGTTGAGGCTAAGGTTAGCCCATGTGGTAATTACCTGACTGTTAAAAAAGCAGGCAGGAAAAAGAAAGACGCTGAGGATATTGATATTACCATGCCTAGAAAGCGTAAAGATCCTGTAAAGACTAATACAAATAAAACATTGGGTAAAGCTAAAAAAACCCAAAAGGAGTTAGATGAAGATTATGAGGTTCAGATGCAGTCATTTGAGAGAACTGATATAGATAAGGAGGGTGTGACAGAGGAAAAATATAAGGAAATTACTGATAAAGTTACTTCTAATAAGGGTAAAAAATCTAAAAAAACTAATAACATGACTAAGAAATCAAACGAAGAAGAAAAAGACAAAACAGAAGAGTCTGAGGAAGAAGAAAAAGAAGAGGGACAATCTTTGGAAGAACAATTAAAAGACAAAGAGGAAACCGATATTCTGAAATCCGAAGACGAAAAAGACGATGAAGAAGCAGAAGACGAAGAAGAAGATGCTGAAGACAAAGACAAACTCGACTTAACAGACAAGCAAAAAGAATTATCATCTGGTGTTATAGAATTTATTGATGTTCAAGAAGCTGACAATTGTATGATAGCAATAAATTATAACAAACTATGTGAAAATATTGGTAGAAGTATTACAT